AGCTGCAAGAACTCTGAAGTTTATTATAGCCTTTTTGCGAAGTTGCCGACGGGTTACAAATTAAGCATTATATGAAGCCCAAAAATCTGAATAACTATAGGATTACATATACAATTTCCTATGCATCAACCAAATAGAGCAGAAACACGGGATTAGTTTTTCCTAAATAACCCCGCAACAAATCCCACCGAGCCGGATAGATTTGCCCTGATTTGTCCGGCTTTAATTAAAATTTCCAAAAATAAATTTGACTTTCATCTTAAAATTGCTATAATTATTCTCAAAAATGAGAATTGATTGATGGCTGGTAGACCTGTAAAATACACAAAGGACAAACTTGAGGAAATCAGACTCGCTTTAGAGAAGTACATCAAGACTACCAAAATCCCAATTATAGCCGAATTCGCTTATAAGAACGATATCCCACGAGAAGAACTCTACAGACACAAAGAATTAAATCACACTATAAAAAAATTAATCAACAAAAAAGAAGCTCAACTCGAAATTTTAGCACTAACCAAAAAGATTGATTCGAAAATGGCAATATTCGGACTCAAGCAATTAGGCTGGAAAGATAAACAAGATATTGAAGTCACTGAAAAACCTACAGTTATCAGAAACACAATAAAAAAAGAAGATTTGAATTTGTCAAATGATGAAAATTTTGTAATACACACATGATATCAGTGCAAAAAAATAGCGTTGACTTGAAAGAATTAATAGCACCTACTTTTTGCAGGGTTGATTATGCGATCCACAACAGTTTAGCTTTTGAATATCTCTTCAAAGGCGGAAGGGGTTCGACAAAATCATCATTTATTAGTTTGCAGATAGTTTCTGGCATAATTGAAGACCCGCAAGCACATGCGGTTTGTGTTATGAAGTACGGCAATTTTATACGCAAGTCAGTGCTAGGACAAATCGAATGGGCAATAAATATGCTCGGGGTAAAGAAATACTTCAAAGTCAATAAAAGCCCGGCGGAAGTGATTTATTTACCTACTGGGCAGACTATTAATTTTATCGGTCTTGACGATGCGAGTAAAACGAAATCTTTTAAAATCCCCTTTGGGTTTGTTAAATTCTTATGGTTTGAAGAGTTTGATAATTTTGCAGGGATGGAAGAGGTTAGGAAAGCTTCTCAGTCAATTATCAGGGGCGGTAATACTTTTGTATTTTATTCTTACAATCCCCCCAAATCAAACCGTTCTTGGGTCAATCAAGAGGCTATGGTGCTAAAGCCTGGAAGATGTGTCCACACTAGCACTTACTTAGATGTCCCGATTGACTGGCTGGGAGGCCGTTTTATAGCCGAAGCTGAATTTCTGAAAGAAAACAACCCCACGGCATACCAACACGAATATTTAGGGGAGCAAGTCGGAACGGGAACCGAGATATTTAATAATCTAAACATCCGGGAAATCAAGGATGAGGAAATAAAAAGATTTGACAATATCATTCAGGGGCTAGATTGGGGTTGGGTTCATAATTTCGCATTTGAAAGGCTGCACCTTGACTATGAGAGGGGAAAGCTTTATTTTATTGATGAAATGTATGGCTCAAGGCTTGAGGATGACGATACATCGGAATGGATTATAAAAAATGGTTACAATAGAGAATTAACAATTGCAGATTCAGAAGAGCCAAAAAGTATTGATAAGTTTGAGGGTTTGGGAATCTGGATTGAAGGAGCCGAAAAAGGCAAAGGCAGTATTAAGCAAGGCATGAAGTTTTTAACGGGTTTGAATGAAATAATCATTGACCCGAAAAGAACGCCGGGAGCTGCGAAAGAGTTTGTAAATTATGCTCTTGAAAAGCACCCGAAAACAGGAGAATTAATTTTAGAATACCCGAAAAAAGACGATGACACGATTGCAGCCACGAGATACGCTGCTGAAAGATATTCGGGCGTTTCTGATATAGTTTGGGGTTAAATTATGTATAAAGGATATTTAACGGCAATGGACGCGTTTGTTATTGATTTGGTTAATGGCAAAATGCAGTGGGATGCGGAGGCAATACAGACTTTAATCACGGCAGATGAAACCTCCGATAAAAAAGAAAAGATGAGGCAAGGGCGGGACTATTACGCATTAAAGCAAAAGTATGATGATTTTAAGTTTAACCAGTATTGGGGAGGCAAAAAAGAAGATTCAGGCGAGCAAGAGGAATATATTAATAACGCTATGTCTGATGAAAAAAGCAAAAATCCACATTTATGGGTGCAAATAGAAGAAAAAATAAGCTTCATTGCTGGCAAAGACCCAATTATAAAAGCAGTTGACGAAAAGAGACAGGACGACTTAAAGCCGTTAATCAACCGCAATTTTTATAAAACTATGCGAAAAATGATTGGTGGCTCAAGTGCTAAAGGTCTTGAATTCCTTCACCCGATGGAAGATGAAAAGAACCAGTTTAATTTTTTAATATTTAATTCGATTCAAATAATACCAATTTATGATACTGAGTTTATGCGGTTTATGGTTGGTTTTATTAGATATTACTATTTAGAGCAAACAGTCGACAGGACGGGGAGCAAAACCCTTGTAGTCGAATTCTGGAGCAAAAACGGGATTGAGGTCTACAGGAACGATAATGAACAAGGGCAATTAAAATTTGTTCAGTGGAAAGACCATTCGAACATCGAGCTTGCAGAAGATGAAAACGGGAATTTTTATATTAAGGACGAGGAAGCGGGAAATCAAGACCCTTTCTTGTGGGATGAATTACCGATTATTAAAATGGAAAACAATTCACAGGAAATAACAGACCTTGAGGCGATTTATGATAAAATAAACATTCTGGATAAGCTCAAAGGAAGGTTTGCAAATGATGTGATTGATATTAAAAAGGCTTTCTTTGTAGTTAAAGGCCACCCAAAGGCAGACATGCAAAAGTTTATGGTAAACTTAAATGCGAATTCTGCTGCAAAAGTCCACCAGGACGGGGATATAAAGCCAATTATTATTGAAATCCCTATTGAGGCAGTAAAAGAAGCAATTACAGACCTTGAGGGGGATATCCACAAGTTCGGGCGGTCATTTGATAGCAAAAGAATTGATAAAATAGGGGGGAGCCCTTCAGGAACGCTTTTAAACATACTCTATACGCCACTTGAGGAAAAATGCGAACCAAGTATGAGGGAATATGACGAGGTTGCTCAAGAGTTGGTGAATTTCTATACAACTTGGAAAGGAATTGAACCCATTGAAATAAAAACAGAGTTCAATGTTACGAGAGTAAGGAACAGGAAAGAAGAAATTGAAAACCTTAACGCTTCAAGTGATGTATTGACAAGGAAAGAGAAAACAGAAAAAAATCCATATTCTGATAAAAACACCTTTGATGATAAAACGGAAGAGTTGAAAGAAATGGAAGCGAAAAGGAACAGCGATAATAATAATCAAAATATAAATAACGATAATGAAAACTAATTTATTTTATAAACTAATTGCCCTCAGTGTGGGAATAAACACTGACTAGCTAAATTGCTTGGGGATGCCAAGACTAAAAAAATCGGCTAGGAATAGGAGAGTTGAACCATGGCTAAAAGTCAAGAAGATTTACAAAGGGAAGTAAAAACAGAACTCGGCGAAGGGTTTTTAATAGTTGAGGCTAAAAATCATATTCCTATAGCAAAATACAAAGGGGATTTGAAAGCTGAGGCTGATAAATACCAGTTGCTGGAGTCCACTTTATCCGAAAAAGAATCTACAATCAATGAATTTTCAAAGAAATTTAAGGATGCGGAAGGGTTCGAGGCAGCAAACAAAACCCTTAAAGAGCAAAACAAAAAAATTGCAGAAGAAAAAGAAAAGAAGATTTCAGAATTAAACTGGCAGAATAAAGTCAGGGAAAATCTTTTGCAACAGGAAGATTTCAAAGGTAAATTTGTCGATGACGCTTTTAACCAATTCAAGCCTGAAGAAAATAAAATCCAGGATGATAAAATTATCGGTTTTGACGAAAAGCTAAAGAATTTCAGAGAAACCCGATCAGAATGGTTTACAGATAAGCCACCTAAAAGAAAATTGCCGGGAGCTGGTGAAGGTGGCGAAGTAGTAAAAGGCAAAGCTAAGTTGGAACAGGAATTAACAGAAGCCAGAAAAGCAGGCGACCAACTTAAAGTTATCAGCTTAACAAGACAACTTGTAAATTATAAAGAGGAATAAAAAAATGTCAAACGTATCAGGAACAGGAACAGTATGGAACTTGCTTAATTATTTAGGCACGTTATTTACAGCATCAAGGGCAAGAACGCCGTTATTAAATATACTCGGTGGCCTTGATGGCACAAAAGAAACAAGCAATTTCGAGTTTGCAACGAACCAAGATTATGACCTTGGAACAGCTTCACAGCCCGCAATCACCGAAACGGCTTCATTGACTGCACCAACGGCAACAACTTATGTTAGGGAGCAGGATAAAAATGTTACTCAAATTTTTCAGGAATCAGTTAGTTTGTCTTATGCTAAATTATCAAATAGGGACAGGCTTTCTGGGATTTCCACAACTGGCAAAGATGCCGTTATAGCTTCCGAGCTTGATTTTCAGATAATGGCAAATATGCAAAAAATCGCGAGGGATGTCGAGTTTACTTTCTTGCAAGGTGTTTACCAGATTGCAACTTCGGCAGGAGTGGCGAACAAAACAAGGGGAATGAACGCAGCAGCAGAAACAACAATCGCAGCGGGTTCGGTTGATTTATCAAAGCCATTAATCCAACAGTTGTTAAAAGAAATGTTCGACGCTGGTTCATTGTTTGAAATCCCTGTTTTTATTGTTAATGCTTTCCAAAAGCAAGCATTATCCGAAATTTATGCCTATGCACCTACTGACAGAAACATCGGTGGTGTAAATATCCAAATGATTGAAACTGATTTCGGCGAAATAGGCGTGATGTTGAATTCATTCCAGTTAGCAAGTACATTATTATGTGCTGATTTAGCGGTTGTCTCGGCAGTTTCTCAGCCAGTACCAGGCAAAGGCCATATGTTCTATGAAGAACTTGCGAAAACAGGTGCAGGCGAAGAAGGCCAGCTATTCGGACAGATAGGCTTAGACCACGGCCCAGGTTGGGCACATGGTACAATTACCGGTTTAACTACATCTTAAAAAAGGGGGATAAAATGGCACTAAAAGGAGTCGGTTTTAAACCCGAATTAAGAAAAGAAATAACACAGCGTGACAAAGCTATGGCAGGGGATTTGGTTTTTGTAGCCACCCCTGCAACTGTAGCGAGTGCAGCAACGGCAGCAGCTTGGACGAGAACAGTTAAAGTTCAATTACAGTCTGCCGATGGTGAAGTCCACGCCTGGTTTGACAAAGCTATTACAACGGGTGTATCAATTGCTGATACATCTTCAGCAGGCACGGCCTCAATTCCTTCAACTACTTTAACATTTGAACAAGGAGAAGCCTCCGTTGTAGTTTCTGGAGATGCTGAGGCATGGCTTGGCGGAACTGCTCAAATTGAATCAATAACATGCACAGGCGCACCAAGTTCG